CCCAAGTTATCCTCTTCGCCGTCAGAATACTCCAGTTGCAGCTCTCCATTGTCATTCACCCACGCGGTATTGATACCGCGACCGTCCGTACCATCTTTACCGGGCGCACCATCTGCGCCTGGCGCTCCGTCTTTGCCGTCCGTGCCAGGAACACCCTGTGGGCCCACTGCACCATCTTTTCCCGGTTCGCCCTGCGGTCCTCGCTCTCCATCTTTACCAGAAGCGCCCTGGGGACCCGTGTCACCCTTTGGGCCTTTAATGTTCACCGGTTCCGGGTTGTCCTTCCCGCCGTCATTGGTCCAGCTGATCTCGCCCGCTACGGACACGCTGGGCGTATAAGTGGTGCCATTCACACCCTTACCAATATCCTTGAGCAGTGCCTGCACCTTGGCGTAATAAGACTCCAACTCCGTTGGATCCGGTGCGTCCGTCTCCACAGCTGCCGGGTCATAAGAACCAGGGCGCACATAAAACACGCACGGCTCCGGGCTTATACGCTGCACCAACTGCTCGCCATCCACGGCATAGCCGTAAACGCCCAGGCGGCACATTCCCTCTTGCAGCGGCGGGGCGAAACACTGTCCATCCACCACAGTGGCAAACTGGCCATTCATGCACACCCGCACGACCAGATCGGCGTATGCCGGATCCAGCTCTACCACACAGCGGATCTGATTGACATTCTCAGCTGTCACCGGGTCTTTGTTTTGTAAGATCACCGCCTGCTGGGTGACCTTAATATTTAATGTCTGCATAAAATCCTCCTTTTTGACATAAAAAAACAGCGTGCCTAAGCCGCCGTTTGCAGTTGACTGCAATTTGTATTTTACATGGGAATCACCTCCTGTTTTCTTGCAATCTGCGGGGAAGTGTGGTATGGTGGGGAGTGAAAGGAGAGATGAAGATGAAGTCTAAGGCCAAAGTGTGGATCCTTGTTTTGACCGTTGTAGTGGCGGTGGGGGTCGGTATCGGTGTGTGGGTGCACTATGATCGAGTGCATGATCAGGAGACAGCCAGTCTGGTAGATCACGCTGTATCCAGTGCACTGGCTGGTGTTACTACACAGCCCACAGAGACCACTACAGAACCGGCAGCCACAGAGGCGACCGCAACCACAACAACTACAAAGCCCACAACCACTAAGAAGAAAAAGAAGAAGCATACTACCACGCAACCGCAAGTAGTGTATCGCACCGAAAGGAATGGCACAGTAGCCCCAGCCGCAATAAGAGAAACAACCGAATCAACGGTGCCGAAGCGTCCTGCTGACGCGCACTTTGATCCCATACCTTCTGACGATGGATATTACTGGGACACAGCTTCTTCTCGAGACGATCCGTTAGAAGAAATATATGTCGATGAAAGCGGCAGGCATTTCTATTTCAAAAAGGGCGATAAATCCACTCCAAGAATATATATTGACTAATAACTCTAAAGCGGCTGTTCCAGTGCGGAGCAGCCGCTTTGCTGTTTATTGCAATTTTGCTTTCAGCGCGTCCACTTCTGCCTGCAAAGCGTCCAGTTGCTTCTTTTGATCTTGGATCAACTTAAGCATTGCCGGTATCATGATACGATCTTGCCAGCTTTCAGGTCTCCCTTCACTGTCATAGATCACTGCGTTGGGGTAATGCTTGTCCAGATCCTCTGCAATAACGCCGATCTGCGTCCCGCTGACCAATTCGTTGTCCTTGTATTCTGGCTTGTAATTGTACTGGCACACCTGTACATCGTAAAGACCGTTTGGATCCAGCACAGCGTCTTCTACCGGTTTGATATTCTCTTTGTATCGTTTTGATGAGTTTGCGGTTGTAATAACGCCGCTTGTGTTTACAACCAGTGGAATGGTTCCGCTTGAAGATTTAAAACTCAGTCTAATATCGTCTTGTACCGTCAGTTTGCCTCTGATTGTCGTGGCGTTATCAATCCATATACTCTTCCCGACAAGGTATAAAACATTATCGCCACCATTCGCACTAAGCACAAACCCGCCTTTTGATTCAATCGTATCACGGTACGCAGTGCTTCCGCTAAGCGTCCAACTCACTTTAGACAGTACAAATCTGGTTTCAACCGAATCTTTCGATCCCGCTTGTATACACAAGTTGCCATTCTGCTGCATTCTTAAGCAAATATCTCCGCCTTCTAAATATGTTTTGGCTCCGTGCTCATACTGACCGTATCCAATTACAAGGCTGTTACCACCAGATGCAGCATTAATGATTTCATATCCGGCAAGATCATATATTTTTTTGTAGAATTGTACATCGGCATCAAATTTGGTTTTCCCTTCCACCGATAGGGCCCCGCTTACATCTACCGAACCATTGCATACCATATCGCCGCCCATCGTTACATACCATGTACCAGTATATGAACCGTTGCTGTTCTTTTTTTGTGCAGAAAACACCCAAGAGCCTTTGGTAGTTGGCTTTTGAATGTATGCACGATAACTACCCAAATCCGCATACAGTTCTCGGTCGGTGATGTTCCACCCGGCGATCGTGCCTTTATCCGCAAGGATCTCAATACCGGAGAGTCTACCGGCTGAAATGTCCGTAGCATTCAGGTAATACTGGTTGGTTTTTTTGTTGTAGTACACCGCAAAGTCCTTAAAGGGGCCTTGCAGTCCGGTGGTAGAAACAGCCATGCCGTTCTTATTCAGCAGCAGGCAGCGGCCTTTGGTCTTGCCCTCCGCTGCCGGGTACTCTCCGATATAAAGCGCGTCTGACACACCATCGCCGTCCCGGTCGATCAAAGCAGCGTAACCGCCCACTGCGTTCGTGATAGAATCCGTAGCATCCTGAATGCGCTGTGCCAACGGCGCTGTGACCTGCTGCATAGCCTTAGAGATCATGCGGGAAAGAATGCTTCCGGCAGAGCTGCCCTCCTGTTCTGAACGGGCATGGGCGGTCACTTCCATAGTGACGGAGCCATCATAATCATACTCCACACCCATCAAAGGGATATGGTGATCGCCGGTATCGTCCCGGTAAGTGATCACATCGAAACTATCCAACGCCGGATTGGCCGTGAGCAATGTCATACTTCCCGGTCGGTACTGTATGCCCAGGTCAAATACAGTCTCACCCTGGTCGCCATCATCTATGTAGATCATATCAGATACAGCGTTAAATACTTTTTCCGCTTGGGCCTGGGTGGTGATCAGTGGGTTGTCGAAATACAGCACCTCGCTGTTGACCGACAGACTATCTGGTGCAAGAATATTCTTATTCCCATTGTTGCAACTGATCCCCAGGTAGGTTTTGTCCGTCTCTGCCAGTGAAACCTCTGTGACCGTGTCATCTGTCACAGCGTATTCTGCCGTACCATCATATACCTGGGCGAAAGTATCTACTCGCAACTTGCCTTCTCGATCAAAGACGGCAGCACAGCCGCAGAACCCAGCCACATAACCGATGGCATCATTCACATTATAGGCAGTGACCTGCTGCTTGCCGTCCTCGTCTGTTTCCGTACCGCAGAGCAAAGAAACATCTACCGTGCCAAAGCCGGAGACCTTGCTCTCCACGCCGGCAGCCAACTCAAAGTTACCCTGGCGTGCCAGGTCTTTTAAGATTGCCAAAGGGGTCTGCTGACCGCTGATGGCGGCAGAATACGGCATAGAAAGATCATACATGTGGTCGTACATTTCCAAAGTGGTACATTCGCCGGACCGAGTGACCTTTTCCGGATAAAACACGCCCATTGGCACCCACTCCACTGCACCGTTGACCATACAGCCAAAGTACACCACGGTTTTCTGCCCGCGAAGCACGGCACCGGCGGGCACAGCCCACAAAACGCAGTTACACCCACAAGCGTAGGACTTTGCCAGCGCGTAATCGTCATGGCTGATACTGCGGTCAATATTCAGCTCCATAATGTTATTTTGCTCATTTGGGCTTGTAGGATCCGTCTCATCGTTGTAGCCAAAAATGAAATTGCCACATTTAACCTTCACATAGATCCGTTCCCCGTTTTTGATGGCCTGGTTAAAAGCTGTGCTTGTCTTGTACATAAAATACTCCTTTAGCGCTCGATGGCATCTACTTTGTAGTTGATGAGATACCGGCAATCCCTGGCACCGGAATAGGCTGTCCAACTGGGCGTACCAAAGTAGCAGTTGAACGAAAACACCGTATTCCCGGAAGTATCCTCCAGTTTAATAGAATGCCAGGGCTTACTCGCATTGTTGATCACGCCGTTTAGCTTGTCCAATTCCGCCCGGGTCAAGGGCGGAAAGGACAACTGCCTTGTTTTTTTGACCTGAACGATACTGCCGTTCATATAAGCCGACTTGGAGCGGCCCGTGTTAGAGGACCACACCTTTTCGTCTGAACAGGATATGGCATTGAATGATGGGTTTGGCATTTTTGTGCCGTCAATATATAGTGGCATACCGTCCCTCCTTACGCTGCGGCCGTAACCGGGTCACGGCCTTTCTTTTCTGTTTGGTTCACATCGTCCAGCACCACCGTGCTTAAATGCTTACCGCCCACATATACCGGGATTGTTACATTGACCGCCTGCCCGCTGCTACCCAGCATTTGTACCATCATTGCGGCTACCTTGCTGATCCACTGGGTGTTTCGCTCCAAAGGCACAACAGCCTCGGCGCCTTTACCTTCCAGCAGACCGACCTGGCCTTTTTTCAGCACGCCGCCCTTTTCCAGCTCTGGGATAGTGGGTATAGAAAACAACTGGTACTGGCCGTTGGTCACGCTCACGCCCAGGGCGCTAAGCACCTTAGACAGCGTGCTGCCAACGCTAATCAGCAGCTTGTCATTGATCTTGCCAACCATATTGTTGACCAGTTTGATCACACCGTTTAAGGGGCCTTTGAACGCATTGGTAAAGGTGGCTTTCAAATTCTTCAGGCCGTTCTTTAAGCCGGTCACGATCTTACCGCCAAGGCCGGTGACTTTTGATACAACGCCACTTTTCCCGGTAAAGAAATTAACAACGCCGTCCTTAAATCCTTTGAATTTTTGGCTGACCTTTTTCCACAGATCGCCGATACCGTCAAACAGACCTTGGGAAATAAAGCCGCCCTGTTCTTTCATAACCCTTGAAGGTGACTTAATCTTAAAGGCTTCCTGGAAGCCTTTGAGAAACGGCTGGAAGATATGTTCATTGATCCACTTTCCTGCGTCACCAATACCGTCAACAATGCCGTCCCAAATGCCCTGGGCCACATTGCCGCCGGCGTCTTTGATCTTTCCTCCAAAATAGGTCTGCACACTGGAGATGGCGTCCATAATCAGTTTGCCGAGGAATGCGGAAATACCACCCAGGGCGGCGCCCAGCGCCTCAAACAGAGAGCTAGCCATACCCCCAAAGTCAATACCGGCTATAAAATTCTCCAGCGCCGTAGCCAGCCCTCGCCAGTCCAGGTTTTCCAAGAAACCGGAAATGGTCTTGAACACACCACTGATGGCATCCGAAATAGTCTTGGCCACTTGGCCCCACTCAATAGTGCTCACCAAGCCGTTTATGTTGCTTGCAAGCCCGGCACCCAACTGGTCGAACTTAAAGGTGGTTAGGAATGTGTCCAGTGCGCTGAATATCGTATTCACGCCCTGTCCCACGATCTCACCCACACCTGCCCAGTCAAAGTCCTGTACAAAGCCGTTCAGGCTATTGGCAATGCCGCTGACTGCATCATTGACCTTTTTCCGTATGCCGTCCCAGTCCAGGTTCTTGATCTTGTCGATTACTTTATTGCAGGAAGCCGCAACCTGCTCGCCAATGCCCTCAAAGTCGCCGCTTTTCCACAGGTTCTTGATTTTCTCCAAATAAGCGGAGAACTGGTCGGACGCTGCCGGTGTCTTGGCCGCAGAAGAATTGGACGAGCTGCTGTCTTGCTGATCATCACTGACCTTAGTAATTTGGTCAAACCCATACAACTCTTTTTGTGCTTGAGACAGCTTTTTCGTCTCTTTTGTGGTCTTGCCCACAGCGGTGGCTGTGGCATTTACTTGCGAAGCGATCCCCACAGAGGAAAGCAAGCCGCTGATGGCATTGGCAACACTCATGGCGTAGGGCATGAGCTTTTCGAACAGCCCCACAACCACATTGATGGCCGGTGCCAAAGCATTCGCAAAAGCATTTTTCAAGGCTTCTACACGGTTATTCAGAGCCTCGTTCTGACTTAAATAACCGGTGATTACCGAGCGCAGCTCACCGAAAATGTTTTTACACACTTTCAACCCCAGCGATACCACGCCTATGCGGCGGATAGACTTGACCACATTCAGCAGAGACTTACTGGCCGTACCGGAAGAAGCACGCATATTTTTCAGGTGACTATGCACCTTGCCGAAAGCGGCGCCCGCTGCGGACCCGATTTTACCGAATACGGAACCTGTTGCCCTACCGATAGCCCCGAATACAGCACCCGTCTTGCTGCCGACGGTTGCAAACGCGCTTCCGAGACTTTTAACCTTGTTTTTGAACTTGGTCATTTTGCTTTCAACCGGTGGGAAGGCTTCCTCTTGCAGAGCGTTGTCAAGCTTATTGCCCATTTCAGTCAGCGCTTCGCCGTTCTGCTTTATGGTACTGCGTAGAGATTTATACCGCGTGGTCTCGATCGCCAGGCTGCCGTTGGCTTTATTGATTTGAGCCGTGGTCTGCGCCATAGCATTTTTTTGCTGGTTCATTTGTGCGGAAACACTTTGAATTTCTGCTTTGAGTTTATCGAGTGTATCCGTTTTCAAATTATCGGGATTCAGCCCTACATCCCGGAGTTCATCATTGAAAACCTCCAGGTCGTTTTTCATGCGTTGCAATCCGGCCCTGTGCTGTTCAATTTCCTCCAATGTCATATAACGGGTCGATATTCTACTTGTGGTGCGAATCAACCCAGCCAATTCCTCATGCTGTTTGTTGACACCGGCAATTCCATCTTTATAATCGTTCAAAAAAGCCTGCTGCTCTCGATATTTTGAGGTCACCGCCGTTAACTGGCCTGCCAGGGAGGCATATTCTTTGTTCTGCGATTTCAGCTTGCCCTGTAATTGCTCCACCTTGTTGGAGTAATCCATAATCTTGACGCTGCTCGCTGTAGCCGCTTGCACATTGCGCTCTTGTGTCTTTACCAGGCTTTCCACCTGTTTACCCAGCTTGCGGGTATCTTCATAAGCGGAATTCATCGCTTGGGCGGTCGCCGCACGCACTTGGCCGGTCACACCGGACAACTGTTTCAACTCGCCCTGGAGCGTTGTAATGCTCTTTTTATACTCGCTGATGTCTGCCGTAAATCGGGTTACCAATTCTTGGTCCATTTTTTCACCTCACTTTCTGATCTAATTACAACTGGTTGAAATAAGCCAGTGTCTTAGCCGCCTGAATGTCCAATATGTCCTCCTCAGTCCAATAGGGGAAGCGTTCATACACAGGGCCTATATCTTCCCCGGCAACAATAGAAGCGATCACACCGGCCTGGATATAAGCGATTTGTGACAGATTTTGATACTGTATGCGCTCCCGGTCACGATGGAACAGGATATACCGCTTTAATTCACCGTAAGTCATTGCAAGAATGATCGGAAAAGCCAGGCCACAAGCATTGGCTTCTAAAATCATATCATCCAAGGTGCAATACTTACCCTGGAAAGGAAGCGGGCTGTTCCTCACTTTCTGCCGTCTGCTCCATGCCATCAAAAGCAGCATTGAGCATTTTGCCAATACAGGAGGACAGCTTTTCCGCCTGGGTGTCACTCAACAGACCGGATACATGGGCCAGCTTGAAGAGAATGTCGGAGAATGCGTCCATACCGCTGACGCCACTGTCCACCAGCGCGTCATACAACGCCTCACCGGTTAGATCGCCGTTGGGATCATCGTTAAAATGCAGGGCCTCATCCAGTACAGCCAGGAGCCGCTCCGGATCACTGGAAGCGCTGAGGATCACATCCAGGGCGTCCTCGTTGAATTTATTTTTCAGTCGCAGCTGAGCAGCTACAGTCAAACGCAGGTGCACAGTCTTGCCGCCATTCAGCTGCAAATCGTATGTTCTGGTTACAATATGGGATTCGTTCATTGTCATTTCCTCCTAAAAAGTGGGGAGGCAGTCGCCCGCCTCCCGAATAGTCGATTTACGCGGCGGGGAACTCTCTGCTCCAGTCGCCGTCCAGCTTGTAAGAGACAGTAGCCTCCATCAGGCTGTTTACGCCCGGTCCCTTAATCTTCAGGCTGGGCACACCAGAGTTGTTAAACTTGGTGCCGTCCGGCAGCTTAACCATAATGGGTACGGACACACCGGCGTCCTCCAAAGCTGCCAGCACCCGATAATCCGATGTGGCGTCCTTTGCGTTGTACAGAAAAGTCACCTCAAAGGCGTCTGCTTTCTTGCGAATACCGGTAATGCTGTGTTCCACATCATCGTCATAGCAAGTGGCGTCCAGTTCTTCCCGTTCGCCCTTGGTCAGATCGCCGATTTGGGTGGCGTAGTTCAGGCACTTGGCTGTGGAGCCGGTATAGTTGGGATATACCTCAATGCCTTTGGACGCAAGACCGCGTTCCGGCTTTGTTTCGTTCATATAAAATCCTCCTTAATCTATCAGTCGATTGGTTCTTGTATCAACCCGACGGCCGTAACGCAATGATTTGCGCAAATAACCGCTGGGGTCATGTAACAGTGCGTCCGAGGACGCAAATTGCCGGATCAGGCCCAGCGAGGTCAAAGCCTCGTCTACCTTTTCCGTCAATTCCAACAGGTCCGGCAAGGTCATAAACCACAGATCCACCTGATAGGCGATCACATCTACGCACGCCAGTTCCGTGCCTGTATTGGTGATCTCATAAAATGTGATCAGGTTACCTGCCGGTTTGCTCTCCGGAAATGCCATCTTAATGTCATAGGGAATGTCCGACTGTACGGATTTTAAGGTATCCCGGATCACTGCACGGTAGTTTTTCACTTGATCGCCTCCTGTATAGCCGTGCCATAGTGCTCTGCTATCACCGGCTGCATTTCCTGCATGCCGTTATACATAAATAGCGCCGGCAAGCGGCCTTTCAACCTGCGAAATCCGTAGCCGGGTATATACGCAGTCCAAGGTTCATGCTTGCGCACTATACCCAGCTCACTGTCCAGCGGTGTACCCTTTTCGTCACCCACAGGTCCGGTTCCAAATTCCACATAGGCCGCATACTGCATATTGGTACGGCTGCCTGCGGTCACCCGATCACCGTCACGCTCGCAAAAGGCGGCGATAGACTCCCGCAGCAGTCCGGTGTCCTCCGGGCAGTTGCTGCGCTGACGGCCGGCCATATCCTCTGCGTCCTGCAACATCTGCCGCTCCAAGTTGTCCAGCAGATGATCTGCGGTGCGTTGCAGCGTCTTGGCATAGGCACCCAGCTTTTCGATCTCAATGTTCGTTTCCACCGGGTGCCCTCCTCTCTGTGGCATTCGCTGTCAACAACCGATAATGTAGGAACCGCTGCACGGTCTCCACCTCCAGCCAGCCAATACCCTCTACCTGTACCAGGTCGCCGGGCCGTACGCCCACAGGGTCATACAACACGGCTTGATACCCGGCAGACAGCACCCGCCCCCGCTCCTCAATAGGGGCAGAAGCAGATACCGGCTGCCAGCACAAATACAAAACGGCAGGTGTAGCACTGTATGTGTTCTGCTCAAAGTCGTAAGCACTGTCTCTGATCGTCTGTGCGGAGAAAATCCGTGATTTTACAGTCCACGACTTAGGCGTTTTTGCTTTCACAGGTGCGCACCTCCCTGTATCTGTTGTACGGCTGGAGCAGGTCGGCAATGGCTGTCTCCTGCTCCGCAGGGGTGGTATAGGTCTCGCTCATAGATACGCTGCCCTCCGTATAGGACGCACTCTTTACGCCATAATCCCGATCCTGTACAACGCCGTTCAAGTGCACAAAAGCAAGTTTTGCCAGCGTGGTGGCGGTAACCACCGGCGGCAGCTCTTGCGTGCCCAAATAGGTCAGGCAATCGTCCTCTGCCATATCCAAAAACAGCTGTAAATCCAGCTCTTCACCGGCGTGTGCGTACCAGGCCTCGCATATCTTGTCGTAACGCCCGGCAGCGGCCCGCAGCAGCCGCAGAGCCTTGTTTTTCATCTCATCAGTCAAACATATCACCCCATAACAAAAGACGCCTTATTTGGCGCCCTTTTTTGTATCCTCTTTTTCTTGCAGCTGCCAACCGGCATTCAAATAAGCCGGCAGACAACTCCGATCAATGACCACTTGGGTCTTGCCCTGTACAACGGTTACCTTTTCCATTTGTACCTCCCCGGGCTTAGCCCTGCACCTTGACGATCATATTCTTGTCCAGCGTGGTCACGCCGTACAGAATATCAAAGGACACGGTGTCGATCTTGTGGGTGCTGTCGTAGTCAAAGACCACACGCACACCCAGGCCGTCCGCAGACGCCACATAGGCGTTCTTGTTGCCCATCGGCAGATCCATAGGACGGGTCACCAGTGCCACGCCGTTGCGGTGGAACCCTACTGATGTAGGCGCAGAGATCACAGTGGCGTCCTTTCCAGACAGTGTAGCGTGCAAGGGCTGGTCAATAGCCACCTCGGCCACCGCGCCGCTGGCAGCCGTAGCGCCTGCGGCAAAATGGTACACATAGCCGTCCACAATAAAGCAGTCGCCCTTTTTCACCGTGGCAGTAGCAGCAGTCACAGAGGACAGCGCCACCTTGCTCTCACCGGCAGTACCACTGACCTTATAAGTCTTGGCAGTACCAACGGCATTGTCCAGATAACCGTAGGGATACGGTGCGTTCTGACTCATATAGGTGTCCATGGTGTACACCTTGCCCAGTTCTGCGTCCCGCAGGGCGTTGCCGTCACCGGCATAGGACACCTTGGACAGGTTGTCGTCCGTAGCATACAGCACCTTGTGCGAGGGGTTCAGCACCAGGCGGCGGTTCTGAACCGGCACACCGGCAAAGTCCAGATAGCTGCCCACTTTGGCAATATCCTTAATGGGCTTGGTTGCGCTCTCTCCGGAAGCGGTCACGGTGCGACCGGCGCCCTCTACGGCAGTCGCCAATACATCTGCGTCCACCGCGCTGGCGATGGCGGTCATGGCCGGTTCGATCACCTGAGCAGAGAAGTCGCGCAGATCCAAGGACATTTCCTTAGAAGTGATCTGCACAGTCACATCACGCAGCCGGTCCATCTTCACGGGTACACCGCCCTCGTTCAGATCCTGGGGATCCACAGCGCCGGTAAAGTTCTTGGCTACAAACTTGCTGGGGCGGCGGGCGGTAACCGTGTCGCCAACCTTCACAAATTCGTCCTCATAGTCCCGGTGCACCAGGTTGGCCATCACCAGGTTGTTTTTCAGTACCATCAGTGCCTCATTGGCAATGACATTGGGGGTTAAAATCGTATTCGGCATTTCTTATTCCTCCTATTAGCCGTTCTGTTTTCTCCACGCCTCATAGGCGCGGAAGTCTGTGGGCGGTACATTGTCGCCCGCTGCTTCCTTACCCGCCGGCGGCAAGTCCTTGCCCCGCAGGTTGGCGGTTGTGGCGGCCTGTACTGCCTCTTGAAATGCGGCGTCAAAAGTCTCCAGGTTCTTTTGCGAGGCGGTGGCGTCATTCCCGGTCAGGAATGCGGCAAACTGTGCAGGCAGCTTGCGCTGGAGCAGCTCAGCCGCAACAGCCGTTTCCAGCTGCTTCTTGGCAAAGGCTGCCTTTTCCTGTTCAAATGCCTGGCGATCCTTGGCCAGGTTATACCGCTCTCGCTCCTCTTTGTTCATACTGGATAGTTTTTTGGCTTCGTCCGCCTGCTCTTTGGCGCTTTCTTCCCACTTGGCTCTGGCCGTGGCAAGCGCCTTGCTGACCCTGCTGTCAAATTCACTTTGAAATTTTTTGTCTTTCAGCAGTTCGTCAAAGGTCGGAGTGGTGTTGCCCCCATCGGAGTTGGCGCCGGTGTCGCCTGCTGCCCCCTCTGCGTTGGTGTCTGCTCCATTTTCGCCGGTATCTTCGGCAAACAGCTGAAGGTTCAGCGGCAGGCGTGCGCACACCCGGCTCTGTTCTCTGCTGTTTTCCATCTCGGCATTGTGTTTTGTCATTGCTGACTCCTTTCCCAAACCGTACGCTGCCGGTTCGTTAAATGATATATTCCCACAGGCATTGCCTGTAAATGGGCATAAAAAGAGCAGGGCTGCATTGCAGCTCTGCTTGATTTG